CCGTAGCATTTTTTTTTCATCGTCGTTATCCGTCAGAAAACCAAACAGGCGCGGCGGGTTGACAGTAAAGGTTTTTACCAAAAGCGCGTCGGCCAAATCTGATGAAATCTGTTCCACTGCTGCGCTCATGTCATACCAAAATTCCGGCAGCTTGGCTTCTGTCCATGTTTCGCCGTCCTTCGCTTCCACTTTACGCAACGATGCAAGATTGGCGGCGTGCAGGATCATGGCATTCAGTTTGCTTTCGGCGGCGTCACGCTCGAATGTCGAAAGTGCTTTTACGGTTTCGGCATAGCGTACGCGCGCAAGCGGCACCACGTCGGCCTTTTTTCCGTCTTTCACCGGTGGCGCGTATTCATCGGCAATGATACCAAAGGCCCGTTCGCGGTAACGGTCGAACAGGCTCTTTTGGTAGCCATTGCAAGCGCCAAAGGTAAGCCGGTATTCGACCTCAACACCGTCATCGTCAACGACAAATTCAAGCGTGTCTGTTTTTCTTAGAATATCGGTCATCAGTAGGTTGCTATCCCATTCACAACCGTGATGGTGTTGGGCACAGCAACATTTGCGATAACGCTGCCGGTGGCGGCAATCGTCATCAGGTCGTCACCATTCGCCTGTGGCCGCCCGTCCATTTTCCACTGCACTGACGGCATAGCTGTCTGGAATTTGTACGGCACTATCGTTGTTGGAATCACGGCAGCACTTAGCCATTGGATATCGACAGCGCCCGTTACCGCGCCGGTGGTCACGGCTGTACCAGCGGCCGATCCATAAGAAAGCGCTTTGTACATATCGTCACTGATATTGGCGTCGCTTAGCCCGATGTCTAGCCCGAAGCTGGTGCGGCCAAGGCCCGTGCGCACCGCCTCCCAAATCGCTTTGTCATCCTCGCGCAATTCATTCGTGCCCTCGATGCTGATCGAACGGACACGCTCTACACAGGAATAGCCGCCGATGGTCAGGGCTGTGCGTGTACCAAGCCACGGCACGATTTCATCAGACACCTCATCGGTATAGGTAGGCGATCCCGCCATTGGTTGGACGGTCAAGCCGCGAAACTCTGCCGTCACTATGATTTCCTCGGGTGATACCTCGAAAGAAAATGACGTGCAGCGCATATCGACGCCGCGTGTAATAAAAGTTCCGTCGCTTTCCGGCACGCTCCAGGCTACCGTGAACCATTTATGATTGGCATCCGTATCTTGCGTGATCGTGTGCGTATGATAGCCGGTTGAAGCAGCAGTAACCACTTTGTAACCCGCCGCCATCAAGACGGGCACGATAAAATTAGGGCGCAATGCGAACGTCACGGCTGCGCCGGCAAGGTAGCCAGTAGGCAATTGTGGCGCGGCTAGCAGCCAGCTTGTGTCTGGTACAGAGGACGGGTGTTCAATGCGCCCCTCTTGGTATTCAAACTCTGGCGCTAGTTCGCTGACGGTCGCCAGTGCCTTAAATAGCGCAGTAGCTGGCGTACCCTTTGCCGTCTGTTTGCCGATGGCAAAGAACGCTGATTTGGAATTAGCTTCCGACGTTGCTGACATCTGTCACTTCCTTCTGCGTTTCCGCCATTTCCTCTTTCGCCATCGCCTTGCGGTCTTGGATCAGGGTTTCCACCTCACGGTCGGCAATGGTTTTCTGCGCCGCAGCATCTGCGCCGCTCATTGCATCATTGAGGATGTGGAACAGTGTTTCCTGCGCGTCGGTTGGTTCAAGGCCAACCTTTTTTAGTGCCGCCTTGTGTTTGTCGGTGATATATTCCAGCAATTTGTCTCTTGTCATAGTTTTTTAACTCGCCTGTATGTCGAACAATATCATCGCAATGCCTAGCCGCTTAGTGCTCTCGATGCCATCGTCGGTAAACCTGATCACATCGCAATCACCGCTGGTTATGGTGACTTTGCGCGCCCTAAATCCAGCGGCAACCATCGCAAACTTATCGGTGCGCAATGGTGCTTCCATGCGCTCGTAGAATTCTTTCGTCTCTTCAGCCAGCGTGCCGATGGTTGAATTAGCTGTCGGACTGAGTACGCCGCCAACAATGCCCCATGCAGCGCAGCGGTAGGTTTTGCGGTACAGCGTGCTGTCGCCACCGGTGTGGCCGTCAAGCGCATAATCAATGCGGTAACAGGCGACCGCGATAGCTGGCAATGTCCAGGTAGACCACACGAAGGCATCAGCGTAATACTCTTTGTTAATGGTCTTCGCCTTCATGGTGGTGTAGGCGCTGCCGGAACCCATCGCTGTCGTGTACATAGACACCATGTAGGTGTCCAGCGCATTCCAGAACACGTCAGCCATCTAGTACCGAATCCCGCGCCGTGCGCTGATACGTCCAAAGAACGCCGGGGCCGTGCCGGTCGTACTGCCAACCGCGGCATGACCTTCGTATTCCGCCAGTTTTAGGTTGGCGAGATTCACGAAATACTCACGCTGATCGGCCGACATAGTTTTCGACACACCCGGCTGATTGCTGAAATTGACCTGATTCGGCGTGCTGGCTTGCATGTTCGCTTTGTAGCTGTAGGCGCGATAGTAAACCCAGGCCGCCGCCGCCGCATTCTGGCTAGCCGTAGCGATGCCGGGGTCGGCTTCAACCTTCGTTTCGGCCTGTTCCAACCAACCAGAGAGCAGCACAGCAAGCACGCTGCCGGGGAATAACTCGGCAGTTAGTTCCCCTGTCGGCTGCTCTAGGTCGGCAATCGTCAGCGTGACAGCCATTTACTTGCGCGCTTTCGTGTTGATAGTATTCACAGAGAGCACGGCAGCGTCAGATACATCAACAGGCTTGTCGCCCCATGTTACAGGCTCTGCATCGTTATCCGGTTCAGGCTCTGCCGGTTTGGTCGCTGATGGATCGAATACCTTGACCAACGTGCCCGCCTTGATTCGCAGTAGCACCTCGGCTGTCTCCGCTACATCGTGCGTACTGTCGTCACCGCTGATGAAGATTTCGCCGGTTGGGTGATTTGGGTGTGTTTCCCAAATCACCACCTTCCCGTCTTTCTTCGCTGCCTTGACTTTGATTGTTTCAGCCATCAGAAAGCCTCCTTAGCCGTTCACATTAAGAATTTTAGTTGCAGCGCCATCACGAACGGCAAATCCTTCTACCTCAGTCATTGTCATAATCTGCGTCTGATTCGTGATGTAACGCTCCATCTCACTGATCTCGCTGCCGATTTCTGTGACACGTTCCAAAGCGAAACGACTGTCAAAAGCGACGATCTTCAACGCCGGTGCGTCACTGGTCCAACCATATCGCACAGTATCAGCAAACTGATTGATTGGCGTTAGGCCAGTGCCCAGCCCGCCTTGCCCGACCGGCACGGTCGCCAGTGGGATGTTGGCCGATCCGGTATTCAGCAGTGCCAATTGCAGCGCAACCGCCTCTTGCATAAGTGCCGTGGTCACAATGTACGGATTGACAAACTTGAACTTGAAGGCCAGCCAGCCTTTTAAGGTGAGTGTGCCAGCCGTCGCGGCGGTGTCCAGTGTGGTCAGATTGTGCGTGGTCGGCACTGTGCTGGCATTGCCGTCACCGTTGATCAGCACAGTCATGGCGGCTGAAACTTTATCAATTTCGCTTTGCAGAGCCATCCACTGAATATAAAAGGCGAGTTTATCGACACGCATTCGGCGCAAATCCTCGTAGGATGCCTGAATGCCACGCCCGTATTTGTGCAAGCGGATCGAAGTGTCCCCGCCGGTCAGCTTGGCAATCGGAATGTCGGCAGTTTCGCCAACGCGGTATTTGCGCAGCGCCTCGGCATCGTAGGTCAGGAAGTAGCTGCGATAAGTATCGCTATCGATGGCTGTGGTCATGCTGACCAACTCAGACAATGGAATAGCGGGCGCAATCCGTTCGCTAGGCCGAATGCCCATTGCGTCACTGTATGGTCGCTCCCATGAGCCGGTCACGCCATCATTGCTCAAAAAGGTAGCGCGATGTTGGCTCATGCCATAGCTGACTTTGCGCCAGTTACGCGCCACAAATTCAGTCAACAGCGCCTTAGTACCGGCGTTGCGCGTGAAGGCGCTGGCGTTGCTGGCCCAATAACCCGCCGTAGCATCAGATTGCGTGCGGATGCCGGCTTCCAACATCAGGCGCTCGAAGGTGTCCAACTGGTCGCCTTTTTGGCTAGGGCTGATTTCTTCAAGCGCACGGCTTAATGTCGGCGTGTCTTCAATGCCCGACTCCAACATGCGGTTGGCAACCGTGTTATAGATGTCAATCGGTTTGCGTTGGAACTGCTCCCACAATTCGCGGGTGCCCAACTCCTTAAATTCGATAGTCATAAATCACTCCTTTAGAGTTTGACAACCACGGCTGTGGTCGTGCCTGCGTCAACAATCATCCCGCGTGCGACGCCCAATTCGGCGGCGGTTGCGGTGGCAACTTCGCGGATATAGCCCTCTGCCGATACCAGCAAGTCACCGACAATCTTTTTGCCAGGCGTAAGTGTCGCGCCCGTTCCGGCTGGCAATGTCATGTAGCCGCTGGTCTGCACCACGGCTTTGTTGTCGGATTCGACGGAGATCAACTTGCCGACAATCTCCTCGCCGTCACCAGCGAGTTCAACCGTTTCACTTGCCGAGAAGGCAACAGCCAAGCCAACTCCCGCGCTGCCGTTGGTGGCGGTTGCGCTATAGGTAATGGTACTGTTGTCAATCAAAAATGTTTGTGCTGAGTAGCCGATGCCCTCGAAGGCGACGGCATTTCGTGGATCTGCCATTGTAAAATTCTCCTAGTTGTTGCTGCGTCCGGCTTCAATCCAGTTGGTGCCATCGCCACGGAGCGTGATGCTGTCGTGTTGCCCCATCGCGAAATTGGCTGACAATCTGAGTGTGCCGGTGTCAGTTAGCGTAATCGTGGCATTTGCCAGATTTGTGATGTAGATAAGTCGCCCTGCTGTGGGTGCTGCAATGCTTGATGTACCAACGCCTGTACTGCCGGTAATCGGCACATACGCACCCAGCGGCGTGATCGTGCTGCCATTGGTAACAACGATGGCGGTAGTTGGCTGTGTCACCACGTCGCCAACAATCGTCACGTCATCGCCGATAACTAGATCGCCACTCAACACAAGGCTAGAAAAGTTGCTGATCCCCTGCGCAAGCGCTGGCATATTGAGTAGTGCCACCAGCAGCATCGCGGCAATCAGTCCTGGAAGAAATGTTTTTCGCATGATTAGACCGCGTACGCTTTCTGCGGCACGGTTGTGCGCTGCTTGGGCTTGCCTGCCGGTTCGCCCTCGTCGGTGCTTTGACGGCCACCGGAGAGACGTTGATCGCCGGTCGCCATCCAGTCATCGCGCATCCGTTTGATGATGGCGATTGGCGAACTGCGCAGCACCGTCTCATAGGTGGCTTGGTCGAACTTGTCACCGTGGGCGCGTACACCTTCCTCAAGTGCAGCGGCGACAAGATCGGCACGATAGGCACGCCCATCAGCGGCCAGCGGTTCAAGCTCAGCGACTTTGGCACTGGCATCGGCCAGCTTTGGTTCAAGTGCGCGCAGCCGGCTGAGTTCGGCACCTTCGCTTTGCAATGCCGTGACAATATCCGCTGAAGCATCAAGCCCGCGCACCTCACGGATCTGGTTAATTACTTGTTCAAAATCCATTTTTTCTACCTTCTGCTGGCTTACAGCAAACTGACGCTTAGTCGGTAGCTTTACCCGATAGCGTTCTTCGATCATGCGTACAGCGTCGGGCTTCATACGTCCTTCGGCTGCTTCGCGCTCTGCTTTGATTACTTCTGCTCTAGGTGTAGCACCGTCGAACACGCTACTGACCTCGGAAAGGCGTGCATTATGCACGGCGTAGGTTGCAAGTTTTGCGCTGACAAGATTACTCTCTTTGACCTCGTAGCGCAGGCCAGGGACGTGTACACAATCCCAATCCCAGATGCTGCGGTTGCACAAATCACAAGTTTGCTCACCGCCGTGAAAACCAACTGAGGTATCTTTGAGTATGCCACTACGCAAGCCG